TTCTAAGTCTGCTTGATTCTGTCTATATAGTTGATTTGCCACAGAAAACCTTTGGTTCTCTACTTCTTTAAGTCTTCTTTGCCTTTCTTCTTCTTGGGCAACAAGATTCATACCCTGCTGCACTCCACCCATAAATGACTGGGCAGCTTTTCCGTAGTCAATAAATCCTGTAGGTATTACTTCTAATCTTCTGCTCATGTTTTTTTATTTATCCTGTAAAATTTGAAGAATCTTTAGGAGAGTTTTTTGAACCAATCTTCGGAAGACCAGCACCCATAGCCATACCGCCTACCTGTGCTAAAGAACTTAATGCACTAGATGTCTGTGCTCTACCTTGTGCCAAATCAGCTCTAGCTGATTGATACTGATTAGCCCACTTTTCCCAGTCTGCCTGCTGCTTCATCAATTCTTGTTGTGCTTGCATAGAACCAGCTCTCTCAGATAATTGGAATCCAGTCAATCCAGCTTGCTGAAGACCTTGTAGTCCCTGCATCTGTGCACCAAATCCTAATTGACCAGCCTGTAGACCTGTTTGGTATCCTACACCTAAAGCTTGTTGTCTTAATCCTGCACCAAATTGCTTTGCTCCCATGTACTGACCTAAACCTTGAGTTCTAGCAGCAAAATCTTGACCTATAAGACCTTGAATACCTTGTTGCTGTTGTCTAACAATAGAGCCAGCAAGAGCACCTCCCATTCTTCTATCAGTAGCACCTCTAAAAGCAGATGCCGTTTGTTGTGCAAGTAAATCTGCCCCCATCTGTGCAGAAGGACCAAGACCTCTTTCCATAGCCATTTTACCTAATCTCTCAACATCTCCAGCACCTTTTCCCGCTTGTGCAGTATAATCTGTAGCAAATTTCTCTTGCTGTGTTTGTAACTGCTTTGCGTAATCGGTACCCATACCAGCCATTTTATTGGCTAAGTCCATTTGTTCTTTAATAGCAGCATCTGCTTTTTCAATATTCTTCTTATAAAAGTCAGGTATATTGTAAGATGGCTCTTTTGACTGTAGACTTGCTACAGCCTTTTTTGCTTTTTTAGTTTGGCTTGCACCAGATATAATACCTGCAGTACTTGCTCCAAGTGCTAAGACTCCACCGCCTATTGCTATTGCTGCGAAACTCATAGTTCTATTTTTTTATTCATTATGTCTTTCAACAATGTATTTTCTCTTTTTTCAATTATCTTTTCTTCAAGCTGTTCCAAGTCCTCACAGTTATCGGCATTTATATGGTACGTTGTCCAGATGCAATCCTCTATGATATAAAGGATTCTTCTTGTTCCGGGCTTCGTAATCCCTGTATATGGTGCTTCAAACTCCTCCCAATCCTTGCCATCTATTGACACAGCAACCTTACCTTTTGATATTGTGTATGGATGCTCTGTCTTGTGTATCTTACTTGTAATCAAGCTACCAGCTGGCATAAATATTTCTCTTATATACATGCCCGGAGTAAACCTGTGAACAAGAGGACAATCAATAAGCTCGTAGTTCTCCACCATAAAATGCTCAAGCTCATCTACCCTTTCATCATTTTCACGTATGACTATGTTTTGGTCCATTAGTTGATTTTTGATTCGTTGTATCCGTACTTTAGTATAAGCAAAGTTACATAATTAGACGGGGTATTAGCTTTAAGCTCCAAAATACAATAATTACCCCTAATAGGCTTACCAACAGTAGGAGTAGACACCCCGCCATCTCTAAGGAATGGTGCATTAAAGAACCCTTCTTGATTCCTAAAATAGGTGTATGGTATAGAGGAAGCTGTAGCATTTGCAGAACCTTTTACGTAGTCTGCTGTCCAGAATGAGTTACCAACTTCTGTAAGAGTCATGAATATCTTCTTCATAGAAGGGTTCTCATTAAACAAAAGTTTCATACTAGCCTGTGACTGCACGCCATAAAAGTTACAAAAAGAACCAGAGCTTGAATGAATCCAAAGTGTTCCGTCTGTATTTGATGTATACATAACATTATTCAATGACGCTATGGTTGCAGGATAATAAGTATAAAAAGACTCAAACCTTTCAAGCCTTTCAGACCAAGATATTGTGTACTTATCAGCTCCTTTCACACTAGAGAATATAACGGTTCTATTATCTGAGTCATACCCAGCATAATATGTTGCGTCATTTTTTATGTTTTCACCAGCCCATGTATTCATTGACTTTGTTATTGTCATTGGGGTTATACCCTCTTGACCAAGCCTACATATAGCTTTTCTAATATCATCAACAAAGTAGTCTGCATAAGAATCAGACACAAGGCTACCAACTGCATTACCTATTGAGTAGTTACCAGCATAATACTGAACATTATTGAAAAGCTCAGTTGATAATGTTAGGTCTGTTCCGCCAGCTGCATTTGTTATAATTGATTGGTAAACAGGTAACATTCCAACTTTATCTTCTTGGTAACATCTCATAGACCTATCTCTAACAGCCAACCTTTTAACAGGTCCAAACGAGCCGTCTAAATCCTTAAAGTCTAGGTAAAGGAATCTATTTAGACCATTTACATTACTATTAAATTCTAAGTTTTGCGACCATCTTACAGTTGCAGGGAACTCTCTTTGTCTAGCTTGTTTGTCATCAATAGCAGGTCTTCCGTTCTTGCTAACCTTAGCCAAGAACAATGCAGACATATTATCTTCTGATATTTGGTAGTTCTTAGTGGGCACAGAAGAATAAAATACTCTCTGAACATCATTGGTTTTACCTCCTATTGGAGCAGCTGTTGTTCCATCAAGAACAACATAGTCTGATTTAAACATGCAGTCTCCAGCAAGAGTAAGCTGTATTGTACTGCTTGGTGTATATGATGAAACTAAATAGGTTTGTGGTATTTCAAAAAATATATCCCCATCTGCACCAGTAGATGTTATTTTCTTTTGTCTTAATATTTTTGCCTTTAAACCTATTACGTGTGTGGCACCAGATGTATCACCAGATGCATCTAAATATGTTTTTGCAACTTCCTCTATTTGCACCCAATTTCCATCAAGTGCTGTAGTAGTTCCATCTGACTCTATAAAATCTGGGTCAATAAGAAAATCTATAATTCTATAGACCTTATTATTTACTCCAAGACCAAGATAGGTGCCATTTGGTTGTTCATTTTTATAGTAGTCGTATATAATTGAAAGCTCATCACCACTTTGGAAAGTGTATCCAAGATTTGATATTCTAGCTAACAATCTCTTTGGTGATACAGAATCAGTTGTTGGCAAAACTCCACCATTTACCACACTTACATTTACATATGCATCTGTTGTAGAGCCTGTAACTGTTTGGTATTTAAAAGCAGTTATTGTATAGCCAAATGGTACACTAAACTGCTGTGAACTATTGGCAGGAATTTGAACAGCTGCTCCACTATTTATAGAAATAAACAGTACGTCATTTGTTGTATTTGCTATTGTAATAGTACCATTTGTTCCCGGTGCATATTGAAATGCTGATTGTATAAATACGTTAGATATAAAATCTCCAGAGTTAAATGTCCTATAGTCGTTGTAGTATATACCATTCTGATTTACTGTTCCAGCATTTGATAATGTAATATATGTTGAGGATGTAGGCGGTAGTCTTGAATTACCATACATCAATCCAGTATAATAAACATTTATTTGTGAATCAGTAATAGGAGTTGCTCCTGTGTATGTCCATTGTACTAACCAAGTATTACTAACAGAATTAAATACACTTGCATACCCACTAAAATTTGCAGTTGATATTGGTGTAGAATAGCTTCCACTAGTAGGTGCTGTATCTACAGTAACAGTATAGTCTGTACTTTGAGTTGCTGATACAAGTTTTTTATACTCATATATCATTCTAGCTGGGTCACTAATTCCCTTATTCCTATATGTTAAGCTATTTGCACTAGCACCTGTATTATAATATATCAAAGAAGATGTGTCTGTGTCGCAGCTGTTATAAGTTATTTTTAAATATTGATTTGTTCCATATGCTTTAAAAAATGGTATATCATTTTGCGGTCCACCATTTGCTACTGAAGGGAATGTTATATTAGTTAAACTACATGTTGCACCAGATAGGGTAAATGTAGAATACTTATAATCTATAATATCTGTTACAACTTCTGATTCATAATTATTATCTTCTGTTATAGCCATTCTAAAGTACTTAGCCCAAGATGGAGCAGCAGAAGATATAGCTATGTTAGGAAGTGAAGTTTTCCTTGTGTTATACCAGTTTTGACCAGTACCAGCAGCAAGAAGTGTTGGGTCCCAATGCTCATGAGGAACATTTAAAATCATGCTGTTATTCGTAAATACACCAGCATTTCTTCCATGCTCATCTAAGTACACGACGCCAATCTTATATATACCACCGGGATTTAAAAACAAATTTGAAGCTGGGTTTAATCCAGAAGGGAAAAACATCTTATTATCACCGACATATGTGCTGTTTGTTAAACCAACACTTGCTGTGATATTAGTTTTATTGTAACCCTCTACAAAGTTTCCATAAACAACTACATTACCATTTACTATTTCCTGTGCTTTAGCAGACAATGGAACATAATCGTACTGAAGAACATCTGGAGCATCAGAGTTATCAAGTGGAATTTTCTGACCAGTGCCTGTAAAAGTATAGGATATGTCAGAACCTGTAGATACTACTGTATCTACCAGATAGAAGTTACTCCAAATTCCATCAAAGTATTCCCTGTATATAATTTCAATATTCTTAACATTTGCAGCACCAGACTTCAATGTAAATGAAACAGCGTTATATCCTATACTATTGTCAAGTGGTATTACGTCAGTCTCATTAAATATGTAGTATGGCACTAATGAGTTTGATATAGGTGAGAATACTGATTTCTCGTAATCATCATAGATATACCTATAAGCAAACTGATACATCTTATTCTGAACAGTTAAGTTTCCATTAGCAACATTAACTAGACTCAAATTAAGTGGTTCGTACATCGGTGGCTTCTTAACTACAGTTGTATACTCCTCAAGTATTGAAGCACCATAATCACCATTCTTAGCCTTCCTTAAGTTTAACTTTCTAGGAACACCATCCTTATCTAACCAAAATAGCAAATCACCTTCTTCTGAAGTGTCTGCCCTGTTGATAATTCTTGGGTTGTGGCTTTGTACTGTAGTAGACAAATTAAGTGCAGCACTCGCTGCATTTGTTCCACACTTTACGATAATCTTATGTATTCCTGTAATCTGACTAAACTCTGTAATCAAATGATTACTAGACGTATTAGCTATCAGATATATTAAAGAATCTCTTAATGTATTCTTAGCGACACCTACAACAGCGTATGAAGAAGATAGAGAAAAGTTTGTCGTTCCATCTAAATCCTTTAGTTGTATTTGTTGGTTGCCTACAATATTCTCAACGCCTCCGTATGTCTTTATATTCTTGGCATCAAGATAGTCACCAGCTGCTACGAACTCAAAATCTGAATCTGAGTTCAGACCCCCGTCAAAAACCTTTTGTTGTAAAAATTGTGCCATGCTTATTTGACAATAAGTTTTTCTGAATCAAAACTAACATTTCTAGCCTCAGAAGGCAAGAACGGATTAACTCTTGATTTCAGTAATTTTTTCTGATTATAAAATTCTGACCTTCTAAGTTGCTTTTCGCTAAGATTCATCTTTCTGCTTGTTGGCATATATTGTGCATCTTTCCAAGATATATATGCAATAAGTGCTTCTTCAGCAATATCCTCAACGTCAACATCATCTTCCTCTATCGTTGCCATATATTCAACTATAATGTAGTCGTATGAAAACTCTGGATTCAGAATCAAGATTCCGTCATTTATTGTATAGGTTCCTAAGAATGTCTGCTTAGAATAAGCACCAAAAGCTTTGTAGTCGCTACTACCATTTATTGAGTTTAAGTAAGCAAAATCACGAAGCCTTGTATTATCTACAGGAGCAGTCGCAAAATCTTCCTCACTAAACCTAGAATTATCTGTTTCTAAAGCCCTAAAAGATGTAACAGTATTATCCATTACAAGTGTAGCTATCTGACCAACATTATTGATTACACCAACATTTAAGATGTTCATCATATCTGATGGTAACTGGCAAGTCTTGTTTGGCAAAACCTTAAGCCTTTCGGTTTTAGGAGTTGCAGTAACATCAAGACCTATTTCTTTTACACCCCTTACAGCAATGTCATACAATCTCCTGTACTGAGCATTAGTGTATCCAGCTTGAGATATATACCTATATATTACTTTAGATATTTTCATTTATTATTCTTTTCCTGTTCTTGATGCTAAATCTTCTTGTCTTCTCTTATCTAAGATTCCAACTGAATACTCAACAGCTAGTGTCAATATATCAGATGGTACGCTTAGTTCCTCATCCAAATTATTAACGTCTGGAACTCCAATAAGCCTAACACTAACAGTTTTGGTGTTTAGACTAATCTTACTTACAAACTGAAGCTTACTTCCGTTTATGTAATATGCAACCCTACCTTTCTCCATAGGAAGTTCTTCTAATAAGAATACTTCACTTGCAGATATTGGTATTGGTTGTTTTTCTATACCAGTTACCTTCACATTTGATACAGACACTCCAATCTTTGCACTAATGGGAGTATACGCAAGTTCAACAGAATTATCGCTACTTATCGTAAGGTTTGATAATGTTGTATAAAATGCATCACCTATAAGTTCCTCATTATCAGCCCTTACATTGTCCATATAGTTCTTCTGTGCAAGCACAGCGATACCCATATTCAAAATAAGGTTTACCTCTCTATCTGAGTGGGAAGCATCTACTGGAACAAGTCCACCATAATGCGTTCTTTTAATTAATTCTATAGCTTGTCTTCTTGTCATGCATCAACCTTTTTTATGTTTCCAAACTGAATCAAACTTGGGTCTTTAAGGTTTATACCAAGATAGCCAAGAACTCTAAACAATACGTTGTTAACCTTATTATCAGCCCATTCAACCACAGTTCCATCCACAGTTGTTCTTCTTACGGGCTTCTTGTAGTAGGTAAGCCAAACACCGCTAGGGCTTTCTGGGTAAACCAAAAATTTACCATCAACCTCAACAAATGCTGGGTCGTCTGCGATAGGAGCATCTATAGCTGAATACAACTTGCTATCTAATACCGTTAATTCAATTCTCTGACCAAACTTTGATACATTCTGTGCAGAACCAGCATATCCTAGCTTTAGGTATATAGCCCTAGCATAATCTGCTGGTTTATTGTAAGGAGAAGACAAACTTGTCTCGTTTACAACAAAAGGAGACAATGCTTCAGTAGTTTGGTTGTCAGAATTTGTCGGAGTGCTATAAATATTATTCCTACTCATAACAGCATATGCCATATCAAGCAGGTAGTTAAAATAGTCAGTTGAAGCTAGATTATACGCTTCTAAAAATTCCTCATGTGAGAGGAACGAGCCATCATACTTGTTTATCAAGTACTGGGTCGTGTTGTATAATTGTAGAGTTGTAGCCATTTATACAAAATTAAGCTTTTTAAACAATAATGGGGGCGATGCCCCCGTTATTATATATTCAGTACTTCATAGGTATTACCCTCTTATTTTGAAGACTTTAGTCTATCATAAAATCTAGTTCCTTCTCCTTCTTTGAAACAGAACTTAACCAAGTGGTCAATTGCTTTTTCACCAGACGGCACTACAGAAATCAAAGACCTTGTAGCTGACCAATGAACTTGACCCGGTGTAATAGACTCTGTAATCTCCCCAGAATCAAACGCTTTCTTAACCAAGTAAAATGCCTTAGTTGTTGGGTTTTCGTAAGATTTAAGGAAAAGAGATGGGTTATTCTCTGCGATAGATACATACTCAACTCTTAACTCATCAGAATCCTTCTCAATACCTTGAGCATTGATTTTTGTAATACCTAAGTATTCAATATGCTCATTCATGCTATGCTCTGGTGCAGACAAGGCAATCTTCATAGCCTCATGCTTGGTCTTTACATTCTGAATGTTCTTCTTAGAGATAGCCTCAAAGTTCATCATCTCATAAGTAGGCTGCATATTCTCATCTCTATTCTCAGCATTTTTGCATCTATTGCTTCTCATCAAGAACTCAATGAGCATCTTATCGGTAGAATTAACATATAGATATCCCTCAACAAAAATGATTGATGGTCTTCTGTTTACTACATTCTCAGGTAGATTCTCCTGTTCATCAGCCCAAATAGTATTGATTCCGGGCAAATATCTTATAGCTCTTTTGTATCCTTTCTCCTCGTCAAATACGATGTCCGTATTAGCCAACATAAATCTAGGTGGGAAAGGCTTTTTATCGTTTGCAGAAGAATTTGTGATAAGCCTAAATACATAAGTCTTAGGCTCCTTCTTAACTTCCTTTACAGGTTCTTTTACTTCAACAGAAGACATTGCATCTTCCATAGTCGGAGCTGATTCAAGTACAATATCCCCGTTCTCGTCTAGGATACGTTTAACTTTTTGTGCCATAGAATTATAGTTTAATAAGCACAAAGATAGGCATTTTACATAAAAAAACCCCCACCAGTAGAAACTGGCAGGGGCACATTGGGATTAAACTATGACACGAGTTACTTCTTCACAACTAAGAATTGGTTAGCTGCGAATACTTGTAGACCGCAGTAAGCCATGTGGTGAACATTCAACTCCATCTTGTCGCTAGTAGGAACCTTAGCAAGAGCACCAGTTTCCCATACTTTAACTTCCTTACCAGACTCAACTTCGTTGAGAACGATACGAACAGCTGGGATTTTGTCTCCTGACTGAGCATCACGACCCTCTTTCATTGGGATAAGAGCTCCGTAGAAGTCATACTTGTTACCGTTACTTGCCAAAGACTGACCATAGATAGCGTCAGAGTTAAATGGAAGGTACTTCTTCATGTGGAAGGTTACACCGTCAATTTTGATAGAATCAAAACCATATTTAACGGCTACATCCTGTGAACCACCTGCGTTAGCCCATACGATAGCACCATTCTGATACTTTGCGAACAAAGCGTCATCAACTGCTGTACGTAAGTAGCTATCCATCAAGAAGTGATATTCTTGTGCACCACCATTGAAGTCAATTTGACGAACAAGGTTGTGGAAATCTTCAATACCGAAACCAGCTACGTTACCAACGGTATCGTACTGATAAACTTGACCACCAGCTTCAATCTGAGGGATAAGACCTTTAGAACCTACAGTTCCAGAAATGTTATCAGCATCAGAACCGAAAATCAATTTGAACTCTTTATTGTTCATGAATCTACGAACTGCTTCATCAAGACCCTTGTAAGTGTAGAAAGAACCACCTTCAAAATTCAAGTAGATTTCTTCAATCTTAGCACGGTCAGTGATTTTGTAATCCTCACGGATTTCAGTTGTAGTGAAAAGCTTCTTCTCAGTAAGGTTAGCCAAAGTATCAGAAGCAGAAGATGCTTCACCAGCTTCAGTTACACCTCTGAACAACAAGATTTCACCAGCAGCAAGAGTAGAAGATGCATTCTTCAAAGGAACGATGGTTGCAGTGTGTGCACCAGCTGTACCTTTGTTTACTGCAGTAATCTTGTACTGAACACCAGAACTTGCAGCTTCAACAACCTCACCTACACGTACAGGAGATTGAGCACCACTGTTGTAGTGAGAGCCAGAAGTCAAAGTAACTGTAACACCTGCGTTGGTTACAGATACAGTAGATGCAGCAGTAATCTTGATAGAAGAATGGAGCTTACCATAAGACTCAAAGTGAAAAAATTCACGACCCGGAACGGTAGCCTTAAGACCAATCATCTCAAGCAATTGGGTATAGTTCTGGTTACCATACTTCTCTACGAATTTATCGTAGTACTGTGGTTTAAGGAGTGATAAGTCACTCACAAACTGACGACCAACTCCAGAACCAAGTTGAACACCAGCAGGTTGATTAATAGCCATTTTTATAGACTTTTATTGTTTAAAAAATAAAATGCAGCAACATCTTGGGAGTCGGACCCAATATGCAAAATTGCATAATCCAATAATGTTTTGTCAGTAATTGTTGGTCGCACTTGACCGAGGAGAACTTAGCTCACTGCTAAATACAACACAAATATAATAACTTTTTCAATATATAAAAAAAATCCCCCTAGCTGCACCTGCATACTAAGGGGAAATAAACATCAATAACAAACTTACATACTATACAAATTCTCTACCCAAGAATCTAGTTCTGACTTTCCAGACTGGTTAGTGCTTTTGGAAGAAGGTGCATCATTTATTGAAACTCCCTTAATCTTCTTTAGCATATCAGCCTTAGCAGAACTTACTGCTTGAGATACTATTGACTTTACTATCTTTTCCCTATTATTAATCCAGTAAAGGTCTTCAGCCAATACATTAGTATTGTAATCACCTTTTTCTTGGTTATAATATCTAGGTCCAAAATAATCTTCTAGGGTGAAGCTCTTTAATTGGTCTTTCATACCCATTAACTCATCCTTATTAGGCATAAAGTTAACTTTAAAGTTAACCTCATCATCTTTATACTCCATTTCAAATGGCTTTACCGAATCAAGAGCTGTGTCAATTGTAGACTCATACTTTTGTCTTTCGGTTTGTAGATAAGAATTATACTCCTCAATCTCTTTTGAGTTATCTTCTTTAGATGAGTAATTCTTGATGTATTCATTGATATTAGGAAGCTCAATATCCATCTTCTTCTCAGAAAGGAACTTCATAGCTTCTCTTGCATCACGCTTTACCTCTTTTACCATTCTTTTCTTAGCCTTTTCAATAGACTTATTGTACTCAGCTATTTCATCCTCACTCATATAGGTAGTATCTTTCTCCTCAATATCTAACCCATATCTGTCTTGGTATTCTTTTAGAATATCCGCCTCAGTCATATCTGGATTTTCATACTTAATGGAAAGCTTAATTAGGTCTTCATCACCTATCTTATCAAGACTACCTAACATAGTCTGCTCATATATAATAGGTGCCACTTCTGCAAAATTTCCAGAAACTACTGCCTCAAAAATCTTTTGTGAGATTTCATTCTTGAAGTCAAACTTAACACCTTCTTCTAGTTCAGATTCAGATTCAATAGATGAATCCTGTGTTCCAGAACTCTGAGTAGCCTCGCTTGTTCCTGTAGGTTCCTGCCCAGAATTACTCTGATTAGTGCTAGCTTGTTGCCCTTCATCTCCCGTATTCTGGCTATTCTCTGGTTCTGCATTTGACTCATTGTTTTGTGAATTTACGGAATCTTCACTAGTAGAAGCCGGACTTGCTTGCTCAGGATTTTCACCCCAAGCCTTTTCTTCAAATGGATTAAATTCATTTGTAGTCATAGATTTGTTTTTATTTTATTACCCAATTATTGAACTTGTTCTTCTTCCTGCTCTGCAAGCTGTTGCTCTTGTTGTGCAGCCATAGCTTGTTGCTGTGCCATCTGAGCTTTCACTTGCTGTGCTTGGAAATAGTTGTTTACTATGGTCTGTAATTCTGGTGTCAAAGGTTTGTCAAGTTCATATGATTTTTTCAATATGTCCATAACAAACATCTGCATATCAGCTTCAGACCTCATAGACTGTTCAGTTCTAACAGTATTTACTTTGTACTCACCCTGCATCTGCTCTAGCTGCATATCAGCCTGTGCCTTCAATTGTAATGACTGCTGCTGTGCCTGTGCGTTCATTTCACTATTCTGTTGAGCTTGTTTCTGCAATTCCTTCTGCTTCTTCTTTGTAGCTCTAGCTAGGTATAATTCACCAAGCTTAACATTCTTTATGTTCCTTATATTGAAAGCAGTCTCAAAATCAATCTGACCACCCGACAACGCAGTTTGAACCATAGCTTCAAGAAACTGTTTATACTCATCGTCAGGAATCATTTCAACTTTAATATCAAAGTATCTATTATTTATATCTGATTTGACAACACTAGCATATTCCTTAACCCTAAATGATACAGCGTCAGATAACAAGATTCCACATTTCATCATTGTATTCTCAATGATACTAACATATGAATCATATATATAATCTGTAGCATTGTTAGATGCTGCTATACCTGCTTGTAGCTGCTTGTTACCCAATCTTGGATTAATTGCAGCACCATCTCTAAGTTCATTAATACCAGTCTCCTCACGAAGTCTGTTTAGATAGTAGTTGAAGATATTGATTAACTCCTGTAACTGCTGAACACTACCTGCATTAGCAATTTCCTGTACAGGAGGAGTTTGACGCTGACCTTCTTCTGTTGAAGACCTATAATATAGGTTACCAGTCTGGTCGTAAATCTTCTGAATCTCAAGTGGAGATATTGACTTACCACCACCAATAGATATATTCTGAAGACCATCAATATCAATCATAAGACCAGCGGGTCTCATTTTTGCAACAATCTGTTGAATCTTCATGTGAGTCAAGGTCATCTGCCTAATAGATGTTTCCATCCTTTGAATCATTGGCAAGTTGTTCAACTCATAATTGTCTGGCATGAAAATAGAATAACTGAAATAAGCTTCAGCCATTTTCTCTGGCATAGAAGGCTTAATCATATTCTTCTGCTTCTTCCACTCAAGCATTATCCCACTCTGCATAACATAAGCACCTTCGTAAATAACAAAGATGTTTTTGTCAATCATTTCCTTATTATCACCTAGTCTTTCTGGATTTCTATCTTTCTTATCTACTACTATTGAGCCGTTAGATGTTTTCTTTACTTGGTATAGTAGAGTATCTATTGTCTTAAGTTCAAACTGTAAAACGTCAACAGTTAGCTCATCGTATGGTCTAGTATCAGAATATCTGTACTTCTCATCCCATCTACTAACAGTCTGCCTGTTTTTTACTTTTTGAGAAATATCGTATAATTCCTGCTCATCAACATTAGGATACATAACCCTAACCTCGCTAATCTTCATTGGAGTAACCTCTCCTATAAATGAGCTATCTCTAAAGTCATCATATTCAGAAAAAGAATATACCATGTTTTGTGGTATACATCTCTTAATCTTAATCTTGCCATTGCCATCCATGATAGATTTAGTTCCTGCAAAACCAGCTGTAATCAAATCAAAGATTAATCTTCTTTTAATAACAGAAGCTGAATTATCATCCCAGATATACTGAAGACCTTCTTCAAAGAAGATTTCTTCCGGTAGTCTGTGCTCAAGCTCAAAGTATAGCTTTAAGTCATCCATATCTTCTGGAATGTACTCAGAGCTATCAGTTAGTTTTAAATTTAACTGCTCCTCAAGAGATGAGATAAACTCCTTGTTCTCCATCTTAAACTTAGTGTCAGCCACTGCATTAAACTTCTGTTTTACAGATATTGGGTCTACAGCGGATACTCTAGGCTTCTCAACACGTTTCATAAGGCTACCTACGATAACCTCTACAAACTTAGGAGCAATAGGAGGAGGCGTGGTATCCAGATTGATATAAACATCTTTACCGTCTATATTCATCTGAGATAGATATTCTTGCATGGGTTGTTTACCCATAGCAAACTTTACGTTTTTCTCAATACGCTTATTCCTGTCAGTATAGTACTGCCCAGTAAAATGAGATTCAATATGTTTTGCTATCTTAAGCCCAAATTCCTTAGCCTTCTTCTTGTCTGGAGAGGCAGCATGGAAACTGAGCAATGCGTTTGAGTTATTCAACATTACACACCTTTAATTTTACAAAGATATTACAAATTAAGCTTAAATTTTTGTATTGGTATTATTTTGGAGGTATTGACGGTATGGGACCTGTGTTCCGCCATTCCAAGCAGTCCAATCATAAAACTAACGGTCTTGTCAAAAGGTGTTCTATTCATGTGGTCGTATACCAGCATCTCCTCTAGCAAGTCTTGGTAGAAAATCTTATGGCAGTGATTTTCTACAAACTGTATAGCTAGTTCTAGCTGCTGGCTCATAGCAAACGGGTCAGAGCTTTTTACGCCCCACTCCTTCTGTTTCTGACCTTCCCTTCCGGGTTTTATAGCAGAGTCTGGAGTCTTGCTCATATATGAAGTAGCCTTCATTTCCATAGCCACCCTCATAATGTCATCCCCAGCATCAAGCTCATACACTAGCTTACAGCCATAGTACATAGCCGCCTTTATCATCTCCTCATCAAACATGCTCTTTAACTTAGGTCTACCATAGTAATGTGCTACTGGCATACCTGTGTTTTCTGGGTCCGTAGTATTATACTTTTTCAAAACCCAAGCACTACCCATAGAGCTGTACTTGGCATTACTCATAGAGTTTCTGAATGGGTCAACTCCTATTGTATATAGTGCTGTGTTTGCTGGGACCCTACCCCTATCACCGACTATGCTATTATTTGCCACCTGTGGTAACTCAAGTATACTCCAACATCCGCTTGTAGAGTCTTGGAAGTAAACCTCTCCACCCTTATTTCCATCCTTCCAATAGAAATCACCCTTTCTCATCCTTACAGGATTTTCAGAAATGAAGTTCATCTGCTCGTATATCTTCTCTGAATTAAAGTAGCACTTTTTCGCATCTATCTTAAACGCTTCTTCTACTGTAAAAGGATTCATCCTTATCTCCTCAGATAGTGCAGTCTGGTCTTTTATAAGTTGCCTTTGCCCAAGAAGAAACTCTTTGGCACCAACCTTTATATCCATCCCAAACTTATCCTTTATATACTCTCTCTGTTCTTTTGTAGGAGTATCTATTATAGACATCCCGTATCTATCAATAAAACCTTCGTATCCATCATATGCTGGTGTGAAGTACTGAAAAAGACCAGTAGCGGTATCTTCTCCATCCATGTAGTTAGACCCTTCAAATAGTTCTCTGAACTCCATACCACCATTCTCTGCATCGTTCACAGTAGATGGTATTACAGCAAATCCAACCTTAATCATACCCCTAGTCAGTGTCTTCTTTACGATAGCCCAATACTTATTTACAGGTACGTCTTTAGGGAATTTACCTCCCTCATCTATAAGTATAGCACTAACCCTTCCAGAGTCATATGAGTTTAGTGCCGTTGCACGATAGTCTATCACAGACTCAAGACCCATGTCATCATCAAACACCTGACCCTTTGTTCTAGTAGATATTTTATTCTTTCTTTTGGGCGGAGAGAATATCAAGCTTGTCTTTGATGTTTCATCCTCAACAGATGGCTTTAAAAATACTGGTAGGTTCTTGTATCCCCATACCACCATCTTCTGAAATACATCTCTAGCATCCGGATTACCTGTCTTAGATACTATACCGCAATTTGACTTTGGGTACATGATAGCCTTGTACACTAAGGCACATGCCTCCTGTGATGTAGCACCTTCCCTACGTTTCTTTATTCTGATTACCCCAAAACATCTTGGACTCTTTTCGCAACTATCTCTAAATATAAACCATCTCCTGTCTGCATCCCTGTAGTCTGGTCTATGCCCATCCTCAAGTGTCCAATAGTTTAAATAGAAGTAGTGGAGTCCTGTTATATATGTAGGAGTTCCATTGTTATAGAACCAGTAGCCATGTCTTATCTTCTCGTACTCCTTTGTAACAAAATTAGCTTGGCTATCATTATATATCGGTATACCTTCTGTATCAAACTCAAGAAGCCCGAAACTTTCTGGTATTTCTGCTCTGACAAAGAATTGCTCTTTCTTGTTCTTGGAATTAGAGTACACCTCCTTCCTCTCAGGTAGTTTAATCTTTCTGCCATATATTTCTAATGTATCAGACATCAACTCTTTTCTTAACGAATTTGTTTATTTTAGAAACCAACTCTCTGCCACTAGCAGATATAAAGTATGTGCTTCTTTTCATTTCCCATTTGTTTGCATATCCTTCCCTAACAAGCATATTGTTATACTTCATAAACTTTATAGGAGAGTTCTTGAAGTTAGCTTCAAATTCTTTCTTAGAATAATATTCATATCTACTAGCCCATAATAAGAATATGATAAACATCTCTGGCTTGCCAAACACATAAGACAACTCAACAAGCGACATATGATACTTTGGTATATCTATATTCTCACTGCGTCTTGTAACTATGTTGTTTATAGCCTTCTCATAGGACTCATTCTTTACCTGTGTCTTCTCTTTATACAATCTACTCCTCTGTGCATACAGTCTTCTGTCACGCAAGAATATCTGATACTTCTTTGAGTTAATCCTTTTGTTCTTATTAGCTACCCTGTTATTAAGCAGTTTTATTTTATCCTCAAGCTTTTTCTTCTCTTTATTATGGAGAGTTGTCATCTTGGATATGTAGCTAACGAGCATCTTATTGCTCATGTCATTTAGTTCCTTCCTGTCTGGCATTTCTTGAAAGTTCTTCTATTAGTGGTCTACGTGCTGAGTTCTTATCTTTTTCTTCGTCACCTGTCAAGGCAAACTCTGTCCTAAGCCATTTCATGTTCTCTGCTATAAGCTTTGAATCTACCATAGATTTCATAAGCCTCTCAAAAGATTTATCATCCTTACTGCTAAATTCTATTGTGGCTGAGTCTATGGCTTGAGATAGCTGGTTTAACTTCTTATTAAGACTATAGTATAGTCCTACTATTCCGTCTTGCCTGTATAATTCAAGTTCCTTTTCTATTTCACTTTTACTCATATTTGCTCATAATTTATTGCAAGTATATCATCTTCCTTTAATCTTATCACATTTGAGTGGGTTCCTTCAACAGCATAAGGTATCTCGTAATCACTAAACTTATACGCAATTACTTGCTGCCCCTTATGGAATGTGTCGTTACCTCTAGGAGTTTTTTCTATGGTAAAGATATTGTCGTAGTATGTGTCATTCCAGCCATCTGGTATATGCACCAGTTCTGAGGAGTACTTCTTTTTTGCAATTCGTGAAATGAGAAAGTAACCGTTAAAGGGTACCGGCTGTCCATTGTCAAGGTAGAAATATATAAAGGCATCATCTATTAAAAATATTTTATCGTCTATTTCGTTATCCTGTGTTGTTGCTCTGTGATTAAAAATTACAACGCTACCCTTTGGTGCTTCCTTAAAATCATGCAGTAAAATACCACTTGTGCTGTTTGAGATTCTCCCATCCCAAGAGTAGTCGGAGCCTATGTACAAATCTATCTCACCAAAAGGTGTGTTAATCTTCTTGTTTGATTTGGCATTGGGGTCCACTAACACCAATGCTCGGTTGTGCAATAGTTTCATTATCCCTTTGTTTGGATACAAAGTTAATGAACTTTCTCCTTGCTTCCATACATTTCTGGTAAATGTGCTGGATGAGGTATGCTTCATTCTCATCGTTATTTACATCTAGTTGTATGTTTCTCATCTTGTACAGGAAGTTCTTTGCATGGACTATTTCATGCACCATATACTGAATATCATCATCATGTGAGGATATGGCTATATATATTGTTCCCTTATGTATAAAGCATAGTGCAGCAGAGTCTTTATGCTCTATTCTGTCATCTGAAGTAAAGATTTTACTTGACATAATGTCCTCAAAAGTCAAGCCAACCATTACCTTAATATTCACATAGAATATGGGTATAGTATAGGAATATGTTTTACTACGTGTCATATGTCAAAATTACAATAAAAACCCCCAGTAGAAACCGGGGGCGTAATCAAACCAAAAATCAAAACATGAAAAATATTACCAAAGTACCCTTCTTGCCCAGTAGTTAGCTGAGAAGATATCGTTCTTGGTTAGGGCACCAGATTTGTTTCTAATTCCTCCAGACCTTGCTAGGTAGTTCTTTCTCCTTTTAGGGTCTTTATGTTGCCTAAAGTCCTGCATACCCCTGTAACCAAATCCTATCTTTCTAATCTTGTCCCCCTTCTTTGCAAGGACTACCATCTTCTTTGGGCTACCGGGTGGTGCTTTCTTAGGCTTATTATATCCGGGAAACTTTTCCCCTCTGTACATTATCATTTCTTTCCGTATTCTGGGTTAAACATTCTCATTACTTCGTTAAACGAAGGTACAGGCTTTTTTATAGGTGCTACTGGACCGACCATAAGTTCGTTTATCATCCCCATCTTCTCTATTCTTGGTACAATATTCTTGTGTACCCCTTTCCTGCTTGTAAGACCCTTGTCTATAAACTCACTCTGAGATGCCTTGCTTTTACTCATCTCATCCATCATTATCCTAGCATTACCCATCCCACCATTGTATGCACTCATAACAAAGTAATCAACAGATTTAGGCTCTAGTTTCATACCCTTTTTAGTAGCATACTCATCCACGCTATCCTTAATGTCTCTAATCATAGCAGCTTTTGCCATTAGAGCATCTTCATTATTCTTAAATGCTGCCGTTCTTATTGGCTGCTTCTTTTCATTCATTGACTGATACTCACGGTAATCAAGTTCATCAGATATATACCCTTTCTTCTTTAATTTATCAGCCACCTCTCCAAACCTGTCAAGACCATAGTACAAAAAACCATCAACAGGGTATGAATCTTCCTCAACATTCTGTTCCCAATAAGCACCACTTTTTTCAGCATTGTCATCGTTTATAGCTAGGTTCATTCCTTCTTGAAATGCATTTGCTGCCAAGAACGCTGGGTTAAGTCCTGTCTTTGAAGCCACTGTGTTTATAACTTCAGAAGCATCTTTGTTATCAATTGAGAACTTCTTGCCAAGTAAGTTTTTTATTACCACTTTCTCAGACTCCTTGACCTTGCTTTTAGGTCCCGGACCTGAGCCGATTGCGTTAATCATTTGGCTCAAATCGTATTTCATTTCCACTTACCGGTTTTAAGCTTAGAGTAGTCTTTCTTGTTTACAGTAGACTTCTTTGCACTTCTTGAAATACCAAGTTCTTTTCTCTTGTTGATATTATTCACCAAGCTGTTCTTTACTCCTAGTTTATTTGTTTTCATCTTCCTTGCCCCCTATAGTTTTTTTCTTTCTTATCGTGTTTATTGTACGCTTTCTTAGCTACACCAACCTTCTTTTTACCGAAGGAGATTTTCCTTGAATCAGATGAACCTTTTCCTTTTGCCATTACTTAAGCATTAATAGATATTTCAATTTACCTTTTGCCTCTTTGAACTCACCAGCCATATTCATGATAGCCTCATCGCCCATAGCCTCTGCAAAGCTCTCAAGCACATAACATGCTTCTTCTGCTTCTTCCATAACATCTTCTACTTCAATCTCCTCAAGCTCCACAGACTTAATATAGCCCATACCTGTCATATACTCAACTAGTCTATCCTTGAAGTCATTTACCTTACCATAGAAGTCACCTAGTGCTTCATGAGCAGCATATGACCTTGTATTCACATGTGCTACATGGGTAGATATACTTAAACAATAGAATATCTGTACAAGTTCTTTTACGTCTACTTTTTTCATAATAACAAAATTAGTGAATATTTACTATTTGAGCCTAAGTCTATTGCCATTAAAAAATACATTAGGGTTAATCCAGAACTCCATATTAGAACCAACCTTCTTAGCTATTATATTTGCTTCTATTAACCCCTTTATACCTTCCCTGTATGATGTAGCTGATTTGAAGCCACATGTCACCATACAATCATCCATATTCAAGAACACAAGGTCAATTATTGGTCTAGCAACACCTAGTGCATATATGAATATCTTTAATGATGGTGTTGGTAGTTCTAGTAACAGGTTTGTCTTATCTTGAAACACCTTGACATATGGTAGACCATCATGAGGATGCTCACTATTCTTTGGAATCTTCTTCATTGTAAATGCCTCACCTGTCTCGCTATCAACTACAACTTTTTCATCTACCTTTGTTACATACTTAATGGTAG